AATGGTATGTATAATCCACCATCATGGTCCACTGCTTATAAGTTAAGCACGACTAAAGAGTCTAATTCACAAAACTCTTGGTATGGTTGGGTTGTAGAGTTTGATAAGTTTTTAGATACAAAAGAAAATTTAAAGGCTTTAAAAACTACCCAAGCATTTTATCAAAGTGCAATGAAGAGTGATATCTTTGGTAAGGTAGATTTTACACAAGACGTACAATCTTTAACAAAAGATAAAGCTGAAGAAAAAACTGGCGTTCCATTTTAAACTATGGAAAAGGAGCTCTTAAAAATATTTGAGGGTAATTCTGAACTGTTCATCACTACCTCTCTAACTGGAGAGGTAGATGAACGGGGCAAGACTGTAGGTCAAACGATCACGGTCCACGAACCAGTTACTATTGAAATCTGGAAGGAACATTTAGAGGGTAAGAAAAGAATAGGTATTAAACCCGAAAAAGATAATTTATGTAAATGGGGTTGCATAGATGTCGATCCACATAATTATAAAAATTACAATCAAAAGAAAATTGTAGATATAATAAAAGAATTCAATTTACCATTAATACCAACTAGATCTAAATCTGGAGGATTACATTTATTTTTATTTTTAGATGACTGGTATCCAGTTAAAGAAGTTTTAAAAAAATTACATCAATGGAATAATGACTTTTTTCAAGCGCAAGAAATTTTTCCTATGAATAAATGCTTGAACATGCCTTACTTCAACATGAATGCAACTACAGAATTCGCATACACAAACGAAAACACACCTGTAATGATTGGTACTTTTTTAGATTTAGTAAAGAAAAAAACTTTATCATTGGATCAACTAAATAAAATAAAAGTTAAGGAATACGAACCAGAAAGCGATTGGAAACAATATCCACCTTGTTGTCAAAAAATGATAAGTGAGAAATGGTCTGGTAATCATAGAAATGATTTATTATTTAACATAGGCGTTTTAGAGATGAGAAAAGCTGATGGTAATCTTTCTAAAAAAGAAATAACTAATATTCTTCTCGATAGAAACAAAGAAGTTTTTACAACACCATTAGATGAAAAAGAAGTAATTAATACTGTTGCAAATTCTGTAAGTAAAAAAAATTACAACCTAAGATGCAACACACCCCTGTGTGATAAGGACAAATGTAAATTTAGAAAGCTAGGTATAGGTTCACAAGTACCAGATTTAATTGACGACTTTGAGGAGATAGAATTTATTAGAAGCACTAAATCAATAGAATATTCATTTAAGTTTCAAGGAGAGAAAATTTTAATAGGGCCAGAGGATATGAAAGATGAAAAATCTTTTAGAGTCAAACTATTAAGATACGGTATATATTGGATAACTTTACCAAGGCCTCGTACAGGTCCATCACCATTTGAAATGCTTATGTCAACTATAGTAAGGCAAGCAGTAGAAAATGAAAAGATGAAGTTTGAAGATACACTTGGAGAAGAAAAATATAACTTTCTTAAAAAGTTTTTTGAAAGCCATATTGAAGAGGACGATTTTGAAAAATTACAAGACAACTATGTAGTGTTAGATTCCAAAACAAATGTATGTTATTTTAAAAAAATTACTTTTGAAAAATTTTTAGGTAATGATAAAACATTTAAAAGTGCCTCTGAGGCAATGCATTTATTAGGTTGTGAAAGAATTGATTACCATGAAGGTGTTAAAAATGTATGGTCAGTAGAAATGCCTAAGTTTGTAGATTATAAGAAAACAGAAAAAAAAGTAAGTAAGAAAACAGTATCGGAGATGGATGACGAATTCCACACAGGAAAGTTTAGAACTTAAAATACTAAAGGAGCTTTATCACAAAACAATAAAAATCTTTGGTCCGCCTGGTACAGGTAAAACTTATACGTTGATTGAAAAAGTTTTAAAAGGTTATTTAAGAAAGGGTATAAGGCCAAACGAGATTGCATATTTATCTTTTACAAACAAAGCAGTCAACACTGCAGTATCAAGAGCATTAGAATCTTTCCCTCAATACAACACTGATGACTTTTCTAGATTTAAAACTTTACATACATATTGTAGAAGATATTTTCCTGAAGAAGTATTTGATCCTAAGGATTGCACAATTGATTTTGCATTACAAACAAAAGTAATTAAAAGAAGTGACAAGAGATTAGCAGATGATAATTTTATGTATAAAGATTGGTCTCTTGGTGTTTATAGTAAAGCTAGAAATTTGTTAATAAGTCCAGAGGAGGCATACAAACAAGAAAGCTATAAGAGAGATTCACTCACTGTATTTTTAAGAAAGATAAGTACTTACGAACATTATAAGACCGGTGGTGGAGAAAGATCATTCATTGATTTCGATGACATGATAGAAAGAGCTATTAAAGAAGTAACATTCCCATCACTAAAAGTTTTAATATTAGATGAAGCACAAGATTGTACACCTCTACAATGGTCTGTTATTTATAAGATGGCACCTAAAGTAAAAAGGATTTATTTAGCAGGAGATGATGATCAAGCGATATACAAATGGAACGGTGCTGATCCAAAATATTTTACAAAATTTTTTCCAGGTAGAAAAGTAAAACTAAGAAAAACAAGAAGATTTGGAGAGGCCATACATAGTTTTTCACAAATAATTAGACGAGGTATCAATGATAGTGAAGAGAAAGAATATTTACCAGGAGGTAATGATGGATATGTAAAAGCTTATTTATCATTCAAAGAAATACCCTTCGAAAAATTTAAAGAAGATTGGTATATCCTAGGACGTATAAATGAAACTGTTAATGAACTTAGAATGTTAGCTAAAGATGCAGGTTTATACTACAAAGATAATAAAGGCACTAAATGTTTTGATCAAAAACAATGGGAGTCAATTAAAGCATGGACTGCTATTACTAAAGGTAAAAAAATAGATAAGAAAGCAGCTCGTAACATGTACAAGCATTTAAGAGAATTAGAAGATCCAGCTTATAGATTAGATAAATTTTGGAGAGCACAACCTGATTTTAAAGAATACAATTTTCAAGATTTAAAAGAGTGGTGTGGTCTTACTTTAGAGGATAGCCAAAAAACTAAACCTTGGTTTTGGATATTAAGAAGAAATTTTAAACCTAGACAAGTAAGGCACTTTATAAGATTGCTTAGAAGATATGGTCAAAAAGAATTAGATAAAGATCCTCTTATAACTATAGATACAATACACTCAGTTAAGGGTGGAGAAGCGAATCATGTAGTGTTGTATGGTAAAGGTAATTACCCATCAGATTATGAAAACAAAAATAAAAGTGATAAAAGTGATGAAAGAAAGGTTTGGTATACCGGTGCAACTAGAGCAAGAAAAACTTTACATTTGCTGAGATCTAGTTATAAGTTTAATTATCCTATTGGACAAGATTATTTAATTTATGTACAGGAGAAAAATGACAAATAAAAACATGTTTGACGAAACTTTTCCAGACGGTGTCCAGGTAGGAGGCTCACATTATAAGAAATTTATTATTCAACCTTGGACATTTATAAGAAAAAATGGACTTAATCCTTTTCAAGCAAACGTAATAAAGTATGTATGTAGATATTTATTAAAAGGTAAATCAATTGAAGACATTAAAAAAATAAAACATTACTGTGATTTAGAAATACAGCACCTTACAGAAAATGATAACAAAAAAACATAAATGTTCAGAATGTAACAACGATGCAGTTATTATTGAAAACGAAATTTATTATTGTGGTTCTTGTTATGTTGACATCTTTATCAGGTTGCGTAAAAGATTTAGACCTCAATCCAGCAACAACAGTAATGAGAACTATAATACAAATGGATAACAATTAATGATACACGGTTTTACTTTACCAGATGATATCTATAACAATTTAAATAATTGTATAAAAAACAAAACCAATCCTTACAATAAAAATCTAGTTGGTAACATTGCGGAAGAATATAGTATTTATGAACACAAACATTTAATTGAAAAGTTTTTAATTTATCAAATTGAAAATAGTAAATTTACACAAACCTTCAAAAATAAAATTTTTCATCCTTATGATCAAGGCTTAACACTAGCATCTTTGTGGGTTAACTTTCAAAAAAAATATGAGTTTAATCCTATACATGACCATGATGGTGTTTTTAGTTTTATTTTATTTATGAAAATACCATATTTGATTAAAGATGAATTACAAAAATCTCCAGGAATAAATTCAAAAAGTAATTTAGCAGGGCACCTGCAGTTTTGTTTTTTAGGGGAGAGTCAACAAAGCCATATTGAAAAAATAACTGTGCCCGCTGATGAAACTTGGGAAAAGAAAGGATTACTGTTTAGGGCTCATCTAAATCATATCGTATATCCATTCTACTCAAGTGATGATTACAGAATAACTATTTCAGGTAATTTTTCTTATGATAACTCAAAAGCAAATGGATAATTAATGAGTAATGGATTACAATTAACTTTATTC